ATAAGCTGTCTTGCTGTTTCATACTTGGGTCTCCAAAAAGGTTTTGTGGTTGTCTACATAGAGTCTGAGTCTGCCCTGTGAGCGCAATGACTCAACCATCTCGTCGAACTCACGCTTACGCTTGGAACCAAACCGGCGGAACACTTCATCGAACCTAACTTTGCCACCCTTGTTGGTCACAAAGGCTTCCAAATCATCGAGCTCTCTTTGCCACTCTGATTCACTAATTGATTGAGCCATACGAATCAGATTTGCAAACCAGTTTTCTGAGTAGTGAATTGCAACCAAGACGTGATGCATCTGAACTTCGTCACTCTTGTCATACATAGAAAGAAGAACTGCAATCTTCCAGATCGAAAGAGCAAGTCTCTGGCGAGATGGCTCGATTGATTCCTCTTGTGGGTGACCCTCAACGAACAGACCCATATCCCACTTGAACTGGTTGAACCTCTTGAGTGCATCATCGGTCATTCTGATTGGTCTAGGGAATGGAGCGCCCTTCTTTTCCCAGTAAAGCTTTGAGTGATACAAAGAAGAGACAATCTCATCCATCTCGTAGTCTTGTGTAACTATCGATTGGTCTTCAGGAGCCTGTTCGATTGCCTCTTTCTCAAAGGTCTTCTCTGGAGCGTCTGCAACCACATAAAGGAATCGAGCTAGGAACCCAGAGCGGAAGTAGTCAGCAGTCAAAATTTCAGAGACTTTACTGGTGATGCCCATCAAATACATAATGAAGTTTGTCTCTGCCCTGTCAGACTGAACCGCAGAAGTTGCTGTCTTGCCACCAGTAGACCGAATAACAACTGGCACAGAGCCGTCATAGAGCTCAGTGAACTGGTCGGCAGCGTTTGCCATATAAGTCTTAGTCATAAACTCTTTGAACATTCCCTGAACTTCGTCCCTGTGGAACATAGAAGTAAGACCATCACGGGCAGATAGGTGCTTGACCAATCCTTCTGCGGTCACGTTAGAGCCGATGTCAATCTGGTATCCAACGTAGTGCTCGTAAGCTCGAAGCATACGAAGCATTAGCTGTCGGGATGTTGACTTACGGCTAAGAGTTGTTTCGCCCAAGACCATAAACCAAAGGTTCAATCCAAGCTTTCCATACTTGGGTGTGCCGTGCCCCGTGTCTGCAAAAGCAGAAGACAGAAGCGTAAAAGCAGATGCGATCTGAAACTCTACAGCGCCATCGGTCTTCTTGCGAGCCCAAGCAACATATCGGTCAATGAATGTAGCTTGGGAGCTGGCAATCTCTCGCTCCTCAGGTGTTAGGAAGTCGATAGCTTTGGACTCATCGGTAGGCACAATAGAGTCAAGCTCTTCCAGCGCATCAAAGGGCTTGTCTGGAATGTTGTAGGACTGCTCAGCTCTTTGGACTTCACGCCACAAGTCGCCATCAGCATCAGGTCGTCTCTGTCTAGTAGAGATGTGATACTTATTGCACTTAGCGTGACGTGCAACTGTGTAAACTTCTTCTGCCGTAAGACCTATGCGGAAAAGCTCAAGCTCAAGCCTCCAAAGGCGCTTAGATAAATCCGCCCCCACTGGTGGGGTGTCCATATACAAAGACATAATGTTGCCGGTAGCTGGAATCTTTCCAAGCACCTCAATGATTGGGGGTGTATCTTTTGGTGCTTCAACGCTTCCTACTGAGTCAGGAGCAGGAGCAACATCTATATCTTTGTAGACATCCTCAAGCTCACCTATTGAATAGATCAATCCAGATGAGTCGCCAATAACGTCTTGGTTGTTCTCATACTTTGTGTTCTTGCTTCCCGGAATGCGTAGTAGCTTAGTTGGATTCCAACCAGACACGTCACAGCCTTGATTCCTGTGTGCGTATGCAATCTTCTTAGCTAAGTTAGCCACTCTTGTTGGGTCACCGGCGCTCTCAAGCATCCAGTATGAGTGCCAGCGACCTTCTGAGGTCTGCACGTTGATGCTTGGTGGCATCCTAAAGTTGTCTGGGTTGCAAGTATCGGAGTCGGCATAGACAGAAGAAACGGAGGTAGCGTGTTCACGAATGCGTCTTTTTTCTGCGAAAAGAATCGGAGAGAAGTAGACATCCCCAGCAGACATTGACTCTGCATACTCGACCATCTCTGAGAACTCATCAGGGTAACTGAAGAACTTCTGCACAGTGGGTTGCCCATTAGAGTCTTTGGTGACCACGGTTGCGTAGCCCGCAGCCTCACCCAGTATTGACTCTAGAAACTCTTTTGCCTTCATTTTCTCTTCTCCTCTTAGAAGTGTAAATAAAAATAGCTGGATAGGACTTACGATATCGAGCAACGAATTAGTGTTGTCCTATCCAGCGGTCCCCTTTTGGGAGTCGAACCCAATACGCCAACACGAAAGAGGAGGGAGGTTAGCGTAATCCAATAAGGGGTAATGTGCGTTGTTTACGAGTCGCACCCCTCGTTCGCCCGTTTGTTACCAGACATCTCCGGACTCAGTTGCACCGATATCGGCAAGTGAAGAAGCGCCTGATACCGACTTGACAAAGCCAGAGACATTGTTATCAGCCGAGTAGTCACCCTCAGCTTCACGGATGGTTACCTTGACATCAACTGCTTTTCCAAGCACATCTCTGATATCAGGAACCTCGAACTCGCCCTTTACATCGTAGTCAAGCGCTTGGAAGAAGCTCTGTGTCTTCCAGAAGTCACCTGCAACATAAAGTGGAATGTATGCAAACAAACGACGGTTCTCAGTAGGACCTTCGCTTACTCGTAGCTGAACATTCCAGCGTGGTTTTCCAGCGTTCTTGCCGGAGCGAACCTCCTCAGCCTTAGCGTCGAAGATCGTGCAAGAATAAGTTCCTGCTGGTATCGGACCTAAGTCCGATGTTTGTGATGTGTTTACTACTGCATCCGTTGGGACGCTTATTGTAAATGACATTATTTTTTAGCCTCTCCTATTTTTCTGATGGTTTCTAGTATCTTCTTGAAGCTTGGGTCATACATCTTGGCTGGCAATCCAAATCGATTACCTGATACCAACCTGTCTGAACCTTGAAGATACAGAGCTCGCCTGATGTTATCATCAGTTCGCTCACTTGTCATATAGCCAATGATGTCTGGTATCGCTGGCAGGGTTCCTCGCATTGAGCCGGGGAGCATCGGCACAGTCTTCACTGCACCGGTGGAGTCGTCCTTCTCATCTTGAGCGTGAGCAATGAAGATGGTCAAGAATGGTGCGTGGTGCAGATTGCGAGTCAGCTTGTTAGCCCACTCTTTTAGGTCTGCCCACTTGCCAAAAGTGTTCTTGGCGTTTTCTGTCTTCTCTTCAAATACCTTCTCTGCTCGGTTCATCGCAACTCCAAGCGTGTCAATAATGACAGTCTTGTATTTGTGTTTCACCGTTAGCAGTTGCTCCACAGCAGCATCTAACTGCTGGTGTGTGTCAACCGCCAATACATCTACGTCCTTCCAGTCTCGGGCAATAGCAGTAGCGCCACCCTCAATGTCAATCAGTAGAACTGGGCTAAGCTCAGCAAGTTCGCTGGCTGAAGCAGCCAACCAAGTCTTACCGTTCTTAGGGTCACCGTATATCAATACGGACTTAGGTGTGTTTAGCACCTCAGCTTTCTTTACGGCTTTAGCGAAAGCTAATTCCGGAAATTTTGTTTCTGTCATTTCATCTCCTTGTTGTGTCATTTTTAGATACTAGCACGAATATGTTTCATTCGCAATAGCGTGTCGGAATTATATTCCAACCCTGCACTTGAAACATTCTGGGTCTCTGTCAAAGAGCTCAAGGTCACGGCTCTCCTGTAAAGCTGACCACACATTTACCAATCTGTCCCACATTGACTGTGCGAACTCCTCTGAGTATTCAAAGGTGTGCGACCATACATCAGCCTCAGTTGTGCCATCTCTGTTGATGAACACCAAGCTAAGGTTGTCTATCCTTGTGCCTGACCGATTCAATCCCCAAGCATAGAGCTGTGTTTGTGCAACATACTTCTTGATTGTGTATGCACTGGCAGAGTCTTTGCCACTAGGGTCGTCAATCATCTTCTGAAGCTTTCTTGACTTGTCCCTAGTCGATGTCTTCCAATCGATCAAGTGGTTGTGCTCAATCAGCACAAGGTCTGGCTTAGAGTTGATTTTCCCGTAGCCTTCGATCTCTCCGAGGAAGATCTTTTCTTCGACCTTAGCACCGGTAAGCTCTGGGAACTGCTCTAGGTCTGCTCTCTCTATTGCATCTTCAAGATACATATGAGTAGCTGTCCCGAGCTTACCCCCAAGCCAATACTTTACATACTCTTCTTTAGATGATATCAGTGCTTGAGCGAGGTGATAGGTGCAAGGGTCTGAAATTTGACTTGCTCCTACCTTTCGTTGTAAGTCTCTTTCTGATTTCTGCGTAAATAGTCGCAAAGTCAGCTGCCTTACTTCGTAATCTGTTAGCAAGTTCCTTTACCTCCTCAGGTCTGTTGTGTGCTCTTACTGTTGTGGTTCTTGAAGACTCTCTACTTGTGAAATCTATGCCTCCCCAAACACCATACTCTTCATCGTTCTCAATAGCAAATATTAGACAATCTTTTATGACGGAACAGTTTCCGCAGATAGGGGTTACTGCCCTAGATTCCTTGATTGACTCTGGAAAGAACGCATCTGGGTCGGTCTGGCGACAGATGCCTTCTTGTTGCCACAAGAGCTCACTAGCGTAGTTGCTCTCGTATAAAGCCTTTAGTAAAACATCCTTTTCCATTTTGATCTCCTCATTCAAACAGCTCTTCTATGTATGTTACCGATGTGAAGTTGATGCCACCCCACACTCCCCACTGTTCGTCATTCGCAACTGCGAACTGGTAACAAGCTTGGATCAATGGACACTTGTGGCAAAGTTCTTCTGCTTCATTGTCCTCTAAAAGATGAGGTTTGTCAATGTAGGGTTCTGGGTTCTCCTTGCAGGCCAATGTGTCTTGCTGGAGTTGCAGGTGTTGAAGCCTTTGGAAAGCTCTGGTAGCTTCCGGCTTCGGCATCAGTGTTGTTTCATCAATTCTCACTTTGGGCGACATAACAATAGTTTTCCACAGGTTGTGAATAACTATTAGTTATTTCAGCGTGTTTCGTAATTACTTTTTTCCATCGCCTTTAGTGATTGAACGACTTCTCGCATAATCTGTTCCTTGTATTCGTTTCGAAGTCCGAACTGTGCGTATCCTGTGTTCGCTCTAACTTGGGCCTCAAGCTCAAGTATTGCTCCTCTGATACCACTTTGGTATCCAGAAAAATATGCGTTGTGAGATGTCATATGTATTACTTCGTTTATGCTGGTCATTTTTTCTCTCCCTTTATTCTGTTGATTTCATCGTTTATGTAAAATCTTGCTTTCTCAAGGTCTTGGATGCCTTCACCCTTTAGGTCTGCTCGCCAGATATATTTCACAGCGTTACCTAGATTGAAGTTCATATGTCTTGTCACCTCGATCGCCTCGATGCCACTTGGGTGGCTGGTGTAATGCCTCGGGTTGTTTACTAGGTCGTTCATCTTTCTCCATTTAGTAGTGTAGCGAGGGTGTAAAAGGTAGTGTAGCGAGGGTGTAAAAGGTAGTGTAGTAACGGTTACGTTCCACTATTGTGGACGATTGTCCACTTTTATGGACTGTCAAGACATTACCCCTCTCAGAAATTCAAAGCAATAAATGTGCATCAAGCTATCCCAGCCTGCATCGTGCTGGTTCTCCATGCCGATTTTTTCAACGGCGTAAGCCTTGGCTCTTTTTTTCCATGTCTCTGCGTTTACTACATGACCGTTATCAACCGAGTAGTCTAATGCAAAGCAGAGAGCGTTTAGATCAACCGTTTTTCTAGAGAATAGGGAATAGCTTTTAGGCAGTGAGTCCTTTACGAACGGCATATCGAACGCCCCGACATTGAACCCGACAGGGATAGTCTTGCTTCTGCGTTTAGGGTCGGCCCCTATAGACATTAGAAATTCATAAAGGTCTTCGTCAACTTCAGCAGCTGGGCGGAATGACTGAACTAGCTCAAGGGGAAGCCCGTGAACCGCCTCCGCTTCCTCAGACCACTGGCATTCACCGGGGTTCATTGTGTATGAACGGTTGTTGCCGTCCAGCGTTGAAATGCCAATCTGAATAAGCTTGCCACCCTCGCTTAGTTCACTGGATGACATTTCGCCGTCAAGTCCTAGAAATAGATAGCTCATCTTGCCCCTTCCAACTGTTCGGGAATCCCGAACAGTTGCTTAGTCATCTTGTGCCTCTCTAATTGCGTCCTCTAGCTCTTGAGCCGTATACGGATACTCCAAGACTTCCATTATGGTTCGGTTGGCTTCTTTAGCCTGAAACATTTTGATTATGCGCTCACGCTCTAACTCAACCCCAGCCTCATAGCCAAGTGTCCAATAGAGCTTGTTGCTCATGTCTTTCATGTCTACTATCATTAGTTTCCTCTCAAACTCCTATTCATACTAAGTCGGTCCTTTACCAACTTACCTAGCTGACCTTCATCATAAGTCCCGTCAGCGATAATGTCAAAGCTCAACACGGCTTGTGTTTGCCCTTGCCGGTCAAGCCGACCTGCTGCCTGTTCGTTCATCAAGCGGTTATCATCTTTGCTCAGCCAGATAACTGTCGAGCAAACTTCTTGCAGCCCGTCAGTGCCTTCTCCGATTGCAGAGATTACAGCGACTATGACCTGAATCTTTCCAGCGATGAAGTCGGTAAGCGCAATGTCTCTGACCGGCTGGGGCTTAGCACCAGACCATTCAAAGCTCACAATCTTCTTGTTGTTCAGCCTCTGGGTAACTACCTTTGCAAACTTCTGTGAGTGAGTAAGCACCAGCAGGGGTTCGCCATCTGGCAAGTCAGAGATGATGTCAAACATCTCGTCTATCTTGCTGGACTTGCAATCATCCGCAAAATGCACAACCCCTTCATCGTCAACGCTAGGCACACCGAGTGTGATCTGGCGAAGCCGAACTCTCTGAGCTACTGGCACTTCGGCAATCATAGGATTACCTTCTAACCAGACAAAGAGTTCCTTCTCGAACTCCTTATATATCTTTCTCTGGGCAGGAGCTAATTGAACTACTCTCTGCTCTTCCACGATTGCTGGCAGGTCTGCATCCATCCCGTTGGGGTGAAGCTCGCAACAGTTATCTCGCTTGAGGTGTCTGATGTAACAGGGAAGTGATGCAACAATTCCGCCCGGCATCCTCTCGCCAGAAACTATCTTCCCAGCGAACGGGTCAAACTTGGTGGTGCAATACTTATCGACCCACTTCCAAAAGCTCTTGTCTGCAATTCCGGGATACACCCAACGAAGCACAGACCAGAAGCCTTCAATCCTATTGCCGGCTATCGTTCCAGACATACCGATGCGTCTTTCTGATCTCAATGTCTGCAACATCACAGCGGTCTTGCTCTTGCGGTTAGATGCCCTGTGTATCTCATCAAAGATAGCCAACTGAGGATGGCACTTAGCCCAGTTGAATCTCCTGAACAGCTCTGGGCCGATGAGATACCAGCCAGACTTATGTTCGTGTAGGTCTGTAAAAGCTTCCTTTCCAGAAACCGTTGAGTTTACATAGCGAACCTGAGCATCAGGTATCTGCCTAAGAATTGTTTTTTCCCAAGCTCTCTTGTGAGTTCCCTTTGGGGCTATCACAAGATTGACACCAGTGCCAAGCCTCTTGGCTACCTCGATGGCAATCAAAGTCTTGCCACCGCCTACCTGAGTGGCGACAATGCCAGTGCCATCGTTGTCGATGAGCTTCTGGATGTCACTCTCTTGGTAAGCGTATGGCACTAGTGGTGAATCTACCACCCCGTTGTCTCCCAATCGATCTCTGGATACAGGTTCTTTATATAAGACCTAGCTGTATCAAAGTCACGAAAGAACATTGACTTCTGAAACGGAAACTCTTCTTGAGGGATGTTGACACAGACTTCGTAATCTCCACCTGTGTTTACAGCTCGGAGCTGAACCAAAGTGCCAAGCCCTACTAGGTCAAGCATATTTTCGGCGCTGTTGCTCTCGTCCCAAAGGAACATATCCAGCTCCCTTTCTTCTGATAAGTAATACATATCTCTCCTTAGTTAGTTTGGTGCGTGAAGTTCGTATTCATCGCTGTGGTCGAAGTAGGCGTTGGAGCAATCGACACACATTCCTAATTCTTCTTCGTGCAAGTCGGTTGCCATTAGCTCTTCGCACTCTTTGCAAGGCGTTAGACCAGTGTCAGCCTGAATAGCACCGTTATCATCACTGAAGATAGCGTCAGGAGCTATCTCCAATATCTTTTTCATTAGTTCGTTGGTATCCATTCTGCTCTCCTTAGTATTCTCTGTGTTCGTATCTGTTGTATTGTTCGTGGCGTAGATAGATATCATCTTCGCCCCCGCTCAAGTTCTGTCCGTAACCAGAGACGGGTGGATACTTCTTGTCGTAAGCTTTGTTCTCGATGTGAACCAGTAGCAGGATGAATATCCAGACCAGCGGTATCACTAGCAATTGCATTAGCTAATTACTTCGATGATGTCCTCCGCCAAGCCATTGCGATAAACCTGTGGCACAACGAACGGGTCACCATCTACATAGATAAGCTCACCATCAACACCAGCTACGATTGCGGAGCCACTTACGGCTCCTGCACCTAGTCCGTTGATTACCAGCTCCCAGCCGTTAGATGTCTCAACCACAGACCAAGTTTTGTCGGCGGATTGCGTGGTGTTGATTGTTCCAGCGGCTTCCTCAAGGATGTCCTGAACTGTTCGATAGTTAGTTGTTCCCATAGCTCTACCGATCTGAGTTCGAGGCACACCGGCGATGTCAGCCAGCTTTACGGAGGTGTTGCGGTCAGAGACATAACTCTCAAGCTTTGAGTCGAGCTCTTTCTGAAGCTCAGCCTCAAAGTTCTCCTTAGCCACTCTGTATGAGTTATGCGAACCGATTACCTTATTGAGCGCAGATTGCGCATTAGGCGATAGCTTTGTCATTAGACACCTTCTTGTTGGTTAGGCGTATTGCATAGCTGTCTCGGATGTCGTCGAGGTCTGACTTAGATATGAACTTGGAATCAACTGAGATGCCAGCTTTGACAACACTGTTGTTATCCATATCGGTGTCCCAAGAGATGTTGCTTATCCTGAGCTTATACTTCTTGTTCAGTGAGGTTGAACCACGCTCTATCAAGTCCGTTAGGAAGCTGGCTATGCGGTCTACTTCACCTTTTGCGGTTAGTGTGTATTTAGTAATCATAATATATCTCCTTGTTATAGTCCTAGTAATCTTACATTAGTATGTTTTGAAAGAGCGACTCGTTTAGCCGTTTCCAATCTATCGTTTTCGTGTGCGTCTATCACTGTGTTGAAGTCGTCGTCCGTCCAATCATCAGTGTGTATAAGGACAATGTTTTCGGCATTGCCATAGCTTCCATCCTGTGCAAAGTAGTGTTCCATTATTTTTCTCCTAATGTCTCGATGCCGTAAGCGATACTGTAAATCAGTTTCATCTCATTCAGCGGAATGTCTAAGTAGCTAGAGATAACGCTCATCGTCCAATCAGCCAATCTTGGTGACAGGTTTGACTTCATTAGCTCACCAGCGTTTATCCACTCGGTGAAGCCTTCCAGCTCCTTCAGGTTCTTACCGGTCAAGGACATAGCTTCCATATCGGTAATTAGCTCACTGGTGCACTCACCGGAGGTGTCTCCGTTGTAGATGCTGATAAACATCACCGGTGCTTGGTCAGGGGCATAATCATCTATCTTGTCCCAGACTTCTACCTCTAGGTCAGCGATAGTTCTTAGCTCTGCTCTTTTGTCGAGTATGGTCTCTTCTCCTGCTAGCACTCCGTCAATTATTGTCGAGGTTTGCACAAGGGCATCGAGCCTTCCTTCGTGGTATGCCCCCGCTTCGACTTCCTCATTTTCAGAGGCGAGTCTAATAAGGAGCTCGGCTTCCATCTCTCTGGACTTGATATACATCCCCAAATCGTTCATCTTGTTATTCATAAAGCTTCTCTCTCATTCTTGTTTGTGTTACTTCTAATCTTTCTAAAAGGATTGAGAAACCTTCATCTCCGTCCTCACCGCATAGCTCAACAACTGACATCGTGAGCAGGAGCGTGTCGAGTGATACCTCACTGGCAACACCCATCAGTAGCTCCTTGTTAGCCATATTGTCTACCGCTTGCGCAATAACCAGTAAACCGATGCGGTTATCTCTGTTAGTAGCGCTGATACTTTTCTTAGCCATAGTTTTCTCCTTACATTCAATCGTGTTCTGTTTGGTGACAAGAACTGAACCCACCAGCTAATCAGCTTTGGGGAGTCCCCTTCCAGAAACTCGGTCATAGTGTAATCTCTGCCGTAGTAGCCATCGTCCTCCTCAGCATCCCAATCCTCAGTATCAAGGATGTAGGACACCTCCGACTTATAGAGCTTTTCCATCGGAACCCGTAGGGTGTAGCACAAACCAGTGAGCTGGTCTGTGGCTACAACTACGGCGTTACCGGCGGTGTTGGTCGAGGTGAAGCTATACAAGAGCTTCCTCCTCATCTTCGTAATCAGGTTCGTAACTCGATACCTCGATCAGCTCACCGTTAGAGGCGGTAATTTTTCCACCCCAACCAGTTTCTTCTTCGTATTCAAGAGCGAAGTATAGCTCTGGGTGCTGAGCAATCATAGTGCTGAACAAAGCCTCCGGAGGTGACCAAGCCGTTGTAAAGGTGTAGAGCAGATTTGTTGGTGGCTGGTGATGTATCTCAATATCGTAAGCATCCCACTTGGTTCCCCAGTTACGGACATTCCAGTGATACCAGCCATCCAGTATCTCAAACTCTCTTGAGATAGTTTGGATGTTTCTACGGTCGTCGGGCAGTTGCTTCGGGTCTTTCTCTATCCCAAAGTAGATGTCACGCATCTCTGGTGCTGGTGATACAAAGTTCCAAAACGAGAACTCGGTGTCGTGGACACCTTCGGTTCGGATTCTCTCTATCACTCCGACATCATTTTTTTCAAAAGACTCGTGACTATCGGCGTGTGGCATTCCAGCCTTTTCTTCAAAGCGCTGAATGTCTCTGGCGCTACCTCCTACTAGAAGTGTGTTGAAACAATGGTTAGGCATTAGTTCTCTCTTTCGTGTTGGTGTTGTGGTCACTGCAATTGCATTCGTGTGAGACAGGGGCTGTTGCTACAGAAACTATAAGAGCTTCTATCCCAACTGATGTTCCGGTGCTTTCTCCGTTATCCCAATCTCTGACCATCAGGTCGCCAGTGACATTGTAATAGCTACCCTTGGATACTTTGCCCTCTAGTGTCTCGGCAAAGCTTCCAAAAGCGGTTACTGTGAACCAGTTAGTTGGTCGCTCAGGAGCGTTCAGGTTTTTTTCAGCAAGCCTAAAGCTGATGATCGATTTTCCATCGGTGGTGGTGTGACTTCGTGGAGTGGTTGCTACGATTCCGTAAACTTCAATCTGTGCCATAATTCTTACCTCTTTCGTTTAGGTGTTGTCGTTGGTGTTGTCGTTGGTGTTGTCGTTACTTGACATCTAGGTTGCATTTATCGCAACTAGTTAGTTGCCATAGGTATTTTCCGTTGGTGCAATTTATTGACTTGGCGCAACTATTACAAAGTGCATAACCATAGCCAAAGTAAATTGGGTAAAACAATATCTCCTGTGTTGCTGTTGCTGTGTTAGTCATTCTGGTTACTCCTTATTATTGTTGTCTCGCTGTGTTGTGATGTCAGCTTATCGACTATTACTCCATAAGTCAAGAAGTAAGCTCCAGCGATTATCAAAAGTGCGGTTGAATCTAATCTCTGGTCGGGGCTAGTAGTCCTCAAGAAGAGGGCTGAAACCGTGCCGAAGCCAATCAGAAAAACTCCTATCCTCTTCATTTTGCCTCCTGTCCAGTAAGAGCTGATGCCTTACGATTGACGGCTATGGTGAACTCGATTGCCAAGTCCAAGTCATTCGCAATCATCGTGAATGCATCAAACAAACAAGAGGTGTAACTAGAGCGAACTGGATAAGGGTTATCCATAGATGTCGCTGGAACAAACTCCATAGTTCCATTGGAGTTTATAGTGACAAAGCCGAGCTGGATATTACTCTCAATAGAACCCAAGTAAATTGTGTCGTAATTCGTGCCAGATTCAATGGTGAGTATGTCGGTCAAAGATCGATTTTTGTCAGTTTGTGGTGCGTAGGTGACTTCTATCAAAGTGCCCTCCTTAGGCTCTGTGAAGCGGAATGAAACATATTCGTGCCGGTGATACATATTCGTGCCAAAAGTGAGACAAACTCGTGCTATGGGGCGTATTTGTTTCAAAGGGGCAAACACTATTTCGGGTAATGCTACATTTTTTATGACATAAAATGCTATTTTATGTTGCGTTTTTTGTAGTGTATAGCGTTGTAGTGTTTTGCCTTTTGAAACATACTCGTCCCAAAGAGGGTGTTTTGGTCTGTTTCGTGAAACAAACTCGTCCCAAAGTTGGAGTTTTCTCACCGTCCCTATGTCTACAGATTATATATATATGTAATGTATAGCATAGTAATACGGGGAGAGAGTGCTGTTCAAAAATTAGCCTTGAACAGTGTAGCCTTCAAAGAGTCCGTAATCTTCCATCTCGTGATGGTCTCCTACGAAGTGACCAGCGGAGTTGAAATACTCTCCGTAGTCATTCACAGTGAGTCCTTCTACATTCGGATAGTCGGCTTCTGCTGGCTTGAGGACAGTTCCCCAAGCAGATTGGAACTGAACATAACGGGGTGTTGTGTTGGAGCTTTTTGTGTCGTTATATTCTGCCCACTCTTCGTCAGAGTATCTTGAGCCAGAGAAGTAGTAATCTTCGTCTAGGTCGCTGATGCCCTTTGGATATGTATTTATTGACCCGTTGGTGGAGTTGTGCCCACCAGAGGTCATATTACGGAAGTTTCCATAAGAACCATACCAAGCGCTATCTTCATAATCTGGGTCAAGTGCTGGTATTGCTTGAACGATGTCCATTCGTCCGTTACGGATTCCGATTAGTGTGCGCTCTGGAACTGGCTCGCAATAAACAAGCTCAGTATCTAGACCACTCTTTACCAAAGCACGCATCAAGATGTCTTCCGTAGAAGCGAACAGGAATGACCCGTCCTTGAGTTGCGCAATAAATAATGGAGAGTGACTAATCCTAGCTACCCACATTGTGTTTGTGTCGTTCTGGTCTAGCCAAGCTACAGATGCATCTCCGTCAATCATATTTAGTTTGTCGAAGTTGCGGTCATAGCTTTGTAGGATAGCTGGAACAACTGAGGTATCTACTTCTGGAAGTAGGTTCTCTGGGTCGATCAGCGCTCTGATTAGGTCGTGGTTATAGATAACTCCGTTGTGCACCAGAGCAATTGTGTTGTCTGGAGACATTACGGGGTGGTTATTAGCAGACACGCTGATTGACCCGTGAGTAGCGTATCTGGTGTGCAAGAGAACATCGGTTGACTTGCGAGACATTGCCTTCATAGACAGTGAAGCGCCAGACACGGCTTTCTTGTAAGTTCCGGTGCTGTTAGGCGAACGGAATGCATAGCCAGACGCTTGATTACCTCTTGCGTCTAGTTCTGACAGTATTGAGTTGCTAAGGCTTCTCGGGTTGATAGTTGAGTTTGTTGATAAACTAAATCCTCCAATTCCACACATAAGGCGACTCTCTTTCTGCTTGCCGAGCAAGCGTGTTGTGCACATAGCTGGATTGCTATGCCGTTGAACCTGTTTGGCTCTACCTATAGTTTATAACACTATGTTGCTAAATGTCAAGTCAATCTGGATAAAAAGAATGTAGCCAGTGGCTGTGACAGGTAAGGGGGGTCTGTCAATCGACACTAGGGGTATCTACACCACTGGCTACTGATTAGAAGCTTACTAGGTGTCGTTGTGCCTTGTCAAGTAGGTGTGCCGAATTGGGGTCAAATAACCACCAACACGCAGGACATCTTGACCAATTCCGAAAAAGCCACCAACTTGGGGGTGATTACATCGCTATGTCGTAAAACTGCCCCCGTCAAAACTTACATCATTCTCTCTCAGTATTTCCCCCCCCC